AGAAATCACAAACTGCGACTAGAAAAGGCATAACTAATAAAGCTGGTAGTGGAGAGATTAAAAATCTAGGCGATCTTTGTTATGAAGTATTAGAGCCTGTAAGAGCAAAGTTTGATAAGCCTGTTACCATCACGTCTGGCTATCGTTCAGAATCATTATGTGAAGCAATAGGAAGTAAAAAAACTTCACAACATACGACAGGGAATGCCTGTGATTTTGAGATAGCTGGTGTTTCAAATTTAGCTGTCGCACTTTGGATCGAAAATAACGTTGATTTTGACCAGCTGATTTTAGAGTTCTATACAGGAGAGCCTAACAGTGGGTGGATTCATGTATCGTACAAAGATGGCTCGAATAGAAAACAAGTATTAACATTTGATGGAAAATCATATACAAATGGATTACCAGAGGCCAAATGGTCAGATGGAAAATTAACAAACTAATAGGAGAATATTATGCCAAGAGGAATGGGAACATACGGAAGTAAAAGAGGAAGACCAGCTAAAAAGAAAAACAAAATGAATAAAAAGAAAAAGAAAAAGTAATGAGAAAAAAAGCTGTATGGAATAAAACAAGGCCAAAGAAATTAGGAAAGCCAAAAGCATTTAACAAAAAATCTAAAGCCTATAAAAGTGCAAAAGCTAAAGCAGATCGTAGATTTGGTAGTGGTGTTAGTTTAGTTAAAAATATGTTTATTTCACAAGCTATTAAAAAATACAAACCAAAGAAAAAAAAATGAGCAAATCTGCATTACAAAAAATAGAATCACACGAAAAGCTATGTCGTATTATGCAGAAAGCAACACACGATAAAATTCACGATCTACAAGGTCAGATAAACAGAATTGAAAAAATATTATTAATCTGTGCTGGTTCTTTAATCAGTGCTATGGGTTATATAATTATGCTTTTAGTTGATAAGGTCTAAACCTTTACAAAAAGCAAAAAAGAAAGTACAAGCTGTAAGTGTATGATTTACAAGAACGTTCTTATTATTTCTGATACTCACATACCCTATTCTGTTCCAGAATTATTACCATATTTAAAAGCATTAAAATATAAATATAAAAATTTTGATAAGGTAATCCATATTGGCGATGAATTAGATAAACACGCTATGTCATTTCATGATTCAGACCCTGATCTTCCTAGTGCTGGAGATGAACTTAAATTATCTTTACCAACAATAAAAGAATTAGAAAAGTTATTTCCTCAAATGGATTTAATGGATTCTAATCACGGTAGCTTGGTTTATAGACGAGCATTAAAGCATGGAATACCAAAAGCATATTTAAGAAACTACAATGATTTTTTACAAGTTGGCAAAGGCTGGAAATGGCACGATGATTTAACAATAGATACACCTTTAGGAAAAGTTTATTTCTGTCATGGAAAAACAGCAGACGTTTTAAAATTAGCACAAAGTATGGGTATGAGTTGTGTACAAGGACATTATCATTCGTCAATGGGTGTTAGATATTATGGCAATAGTTTAGGCCTGTACTTTGGATTGCAAGTTGGTTGTATGATTGATAATAAATCATTGGCTTTTCGCTACAATAAGGTACAGAAAGCTAGACCGATTATAGGTTGCTCTGTGATACAAAATGGGTTACCAATCATAGAGCCTTTTATTAAAGATAAATCAGGCAAATGGATAGGAAAGTTATTATGAGTTCAAATACACTAAAAAAGACCCTTTTAAAGAGCCATAGAGCCACGCAGACGACAAACTCTGCTTTTTCTGATCAGGTATCAGGGAATCACTATAAGACGCTTAAAATACAGCCTCTGGAGTATTGTATGGCTAATGGCCTTAACGCTTGTCAAACTCACGTCATAAAATATGTTTCGAGATATGATAAAAAATGGAAAGATAAAAAAGATCAGATTAAAGATTTAAAAAAAGCAAAGCATGTAATTGATATGCAAATAGAATTATTGGAGAAAGAATAATATGTGGTTGAATTTATTATCATTGGGTGTAAAGACAGGGGCGAAGATTTACCAAAACAAACAACGAACTAAACAGTTAATGTCAGATGCTCAAATGCACCACGCAGAGCAAATGGCGAAAGGCGAAATTGAATATAAAGCGAAAGTTATTGAGAGTAATGATAATGGTTGGAAAGACGAATTTGTCCTTGTTCTCGTATCTTTGCCTATTCTTTTATTGGGTTGGTCTGTGTTCTCTGACGATCCTGAAATACGTAATAAATTAGATTTATTTTTTGAGTATTTTAAAAACCTACCATATTGGTATCAAGCTATTTTTATTGGTGTCGTTAGTGCTATATATGGATTAAAAGGTGCTGACATAATGCGTAAAAAATAATAATATGTCTTAATGGCAGACGCAGTAATAATAGACGCAGAGTTTCAAATTGAAAGTAAGTACAATCCGTATGGACATTTTGTTGCGTTAAAATTTATCGATACAATACCTGACAGACCTAAACTGTTAAAAACAATTCACGATTTAACTGCACACGATGATGTTGAATTAATTGATTATAATTATAAGGAAATAAAAATTACTTCTAGGACAAGTTTGAAGTATTTTGATGTGACGAGAAACTAGGGCAGTCTTGATCCAAAAAACCACCCTAGCCAAATTATTAACTCTCGCTAATAACTCTATTCACTAACTGATAAAAATTGAATCAAGGAGTTCAATTCTCGTTAGTAAAATTCATTTATCTATTTCATCAACTTTTCTGTTGCTATGATGTTAATAGATTGTTGTTTTAAGTTTTCGCAATATGAATGAGCCAACTTTGATTGTATTTTATAATACAAATACATTTTATGATTGGTAGAAAGTTCTATTTTAACTTTCTTATATCTTTCATCATTACTTGCTTTAACTTTTGCCAAAGAAACAGATATTTTTTCATTATCCATTCTTTCACTAACAACATAATCAAAAACTTCTTGTACCTGATCTTTAACATTATTATATTCGATTTCAGTATCAGCGAATAGCTTATCTACTTTATCTAAATATATTAATATTTGATCAGGGTTAAAAGTCTTTGGTCTTAACTCTATGTACTTTGGTTGTTCAGCCATTAACCAAGTTCTCTTTCATACATATCAGGGTTAAAATCAGTTGGACTTTCTTTAGACCAATCAATTTCTTCTCTAGGGCTTTCAGGCAACTTATCATCAGTAAGCTGTACACCTTGTTTAGCTTGTTGGTAGCTTTGCTGTGGTTGTTGCATTATTGGTTGTTGCATAGTTGGTTGAGGATTATAACCAGCTTTACTAAATGGTTTAACCATATAATAAGTAACCTCTAATCCCATTCCATTACTATATTTATTTGCTTCTGATTGTGTTGTTTTTGCACCCCATTTCAGCACGTGGCCTGATCGTACATATTCTTGTACTTGTGGCGTATTTAACCAACCTTGTATGTTTGTTAAATCAAACATATTTTTAGTTAGTGTGCATTGAAATTGAGCCTTATTAGATGAAGCTTGATACTCCATTTTTGGGGCTTGGTTTCCTGTAGAATATAATTTTAATGTTAATCCACAGAATGGTAGTTTTCCTTGTTGTATTTGTGTCATGTTTTTCCTTTATTGTTGTTTCTGTTTTTGTTTTTTTTGTTTTTGTTTAGGACTTTCCATTGCTAACATTAAATATTTAGCACCAAGAAAAGCATTAAACATTTCTTTATTTAAAGGAAGTTCCTTAACTTCAATATTACTATCTTTTTTAGGCAATCTTATAATTAACCCTTTAGTAATTTTTTGTTTAGTTTCTTCCTCGTAGGCTACCTTATAAGCATTTAACTGTAATGTGTAGTCAAATGATATATGGTTACTTGTTTTAATATCTCCTAAAACAAGGTTACCTTTCTTATCCTTTAAGATAAGATCAAGAGTACCAGCGTAGTTATATTTTTTAGAAAAAACTTTTTTCTCTAACTCAACTACCTCGTATTCTTGGGTTTTCCACCAATCTAAAAAAATGTTCCAACAATTAATAACTGCTGGATCAGATTGGTTAGGAATCTTTTTATCTTGAAGATAATCTTCAATAAGGCCGTGAACAACAGTACCGACTAAACCAGCGTCATCTTTGATTTTGTCAGTTTTGTTCTTGGCATTATGAACAATTCTTTCAAGTTTAACTCTGTCTAAAGTTTCTCCACTATCCATTATTTGATTAATAGAATCTTTAATCTCTCTAATCGGAGTAGAAACTAACCAATTAACTAATTGTGGTTTAGGACAGCCTTTACTACATATCCCTGTTACACTATCGACAACATTTTCATCGTGATAATATAAATGTTTTTCGTCATCGAATGTTAACTCTAGACCATTTTTTAACTTATGTTTTATGTACATTTTTTTCCTTTTTAGTTATGACACTATCTAAAAAATTTGGCAAATCAAAACCATAATATTTTGAAAGATTCCATAATTTAGAAGCGTCTGATTTAATACCTTTCTCGAATTTATATAAATCATAAACCGAGTTAAAGTATGGTTTGTTATCCTCTACTACTGCGTCAACAGTTAGCTTACATTTAAGCCTGATACTTTTAAATTTCAGGCCTATTAACTGATTAAATAATTTACCAGATGGTTTTTTTCTAATCTCTACTATCATACCATCAATTAAGTAATCAGTTTTTCTTGTTTTATCCATAACAACCTTTCTAGTTTAAAATGGAATGTCCACGATTGTTTAAACATTTTCTAACGAGTGCTTCATACTTTGTGTCCATTGTATAACTAAACGACCAATAAAGAATATTACTTACAAAGTTAGTATTCTCTTTAGCAATAGTTTTACAATGTTGAAGATCATTAGTTATTTCAACTGCTTTAGCTTCATCAAAAGTACCACTACGTCCAGCACTATCGACAATCGGCTTATACGCACATTGGCTTAAACTTATTAAAATGAGCAAGTATCCGATCTTTTTCATTTTTTTTCCTCTCTTTTAGTTTGCGTTTATATTCATTCAGAGTAACAGCTTTTATTTTAGGCATATGTGTATATACCTCGTCAAAATAAGGGTTGTTATCTCCAAAAGACCATTTTCTTTTATTAGATATTCTAGTTATGAACTCTAATCTTTTTTCTATTATTTTATCTACCATATTATTACTCCTAATATAAAACCAACTACAAAACATAACCACTCACGTCTGTAATAAAGTTCTATTGCTTTCCAATCATTTTTAGTTTTTCCAAATATTAACATTATTGAACTCCTATTAAGTAATCTATTGTTAATTTAAAACCACCACAAAAGAAATACAACATCATTGCACCGAATAATATGTAATCTAAAGCGTCTAGTATTTTTTTCATATTTACCTTTCTAGGTGGGGCTACAAACCCCACCATTCTGATTGATTTATATTCTTGCACTTATTGGGTTGTTTGAAAAAATAACCAAGCCACCAAGTTCTTGTAAGAATCTTGCTCTGTCGTCTGACTTACTTTCGTCATTAGCAATATTCGTAATCGCATTGGCAACATCGTATTTAGAAGTAACAAAAGTTTCTCCTACATAGTGGTTAAGTCTTTCAAAAACTCCTGCTCTTTCATCATCTGAAAGACCATGTTTTTTTGCAAGAACTTCTACTTGATGTGAGTTGATTTTATCTTGGGTAGCTTGTTTTAACTTTTCAACATTTTCCTGAAACAATTCAGGATTGCTAACAAGTTCTAACTGCTGACCCATTTTATCAACAATTGTTTTCCATTGGTCATCATTGTCTAAATCAATAATCATTTTACCAACGTGCTTTGCGTAAAACTGATTTAGATATTCAGGTGCAACCATACCATTAGTACAAACTAATCTGTAAATGAATGGCTTAACAATTAAAGAGCCATGACCAATTTCAGAATTTGTAATTGTGATACCACCTTGAACAAGATCACCCTCTACTACTTCTCCCTCTAACTTTGGAAGTACAGCAGTAATATTCATATTATCTCCATCGTAGTATGAGTACTTTAACTCTGCATTCATATCCATCAATTTCGATAAACAAGAATTAGCAACAACATCAGAATCAATTCTTTTGTATCTATCTGACATAATTGCTCTTACTTTATCTTCTCCATTAACGCCTGTTTCTAAAGTTCGAAGCATTAATTTTTTGTTTTTGTTTTTGTTAATCCAAAAATTAAGATTATGTGCAACTAATTCTTGACTAACAGGCAAACATTTAGAAATATATCTTGTACCAATTTCTAATCTGTTGCTTAAATGGTTTAAAGAATTATCATTCATTTGATAATAATGTTTAGCACCAGTAGAATGTAAATCTGGATAAACGCTTCTATCGTTTTGACTTACATCTAAACTATTCAAATCAACTATGTAATCTTTTTTAAACTCTACATCGTCATTGATTTGCTTTAACATACTTTTTATTTCTTGACCTTTTTTCATCTTATCTCCTTTTTCTAGTTTTTCGTATTTATTATTTAGCTAACATCATCAGTGCAACTTGCTAAAGGTTGCAGAAACTAATTTATAACAATCTAAATCGTAGGTCTGAACACACACTCTTTGAGGATCTCCACTGATTAACGAACAACTTAACGAGGTCAAAACTTAGAATTAACGCCAATGGCTCTGAATCAGTTTTTATGCGATTAAAGTCGAGTACCGATTTAACATAGACTTAATAACAAGACTATGCCTGATTTGAGGAAAAAAGCAAACTTGTTTCTTTTCAGCAATTAAGAGGCTTTTCAGCAACTAATACCTTTTTTATCAAACTTTTTTGACAGCTTTGACACTCGTAATAAGATATGTTGTTCTTTATGTTCAAATCGGTTATTAATAAAGATGAGTTAGTTTTTTTTTCATTATTAACTCCCTTTCTAGTTATAAATGGGGAAAGTTTTTACCGATTTCTTTCCCCACAACTCACAGGAAAAAATCATGAATGTTAAATTACAAATAGCTTCAATGCTAGTTGCACATCGTTGTGCAAATAAAAAAACACAAACACAGATTGCAAAAATGTTAGATGTAACTTTTCAGCAAGTTCAAAAGTATGAGCATATGGTAAATAAAATATCAGCAGAAAAACTTTTGAAATTTTGTACTTTATTAAAAGTTCCTTTATCTAGTTTTCAAATTGGAGATCCTTATCAAGTTTTAGATGGTGCAGATATTTCTATCATAGCAAAAGAAAAAGCTATGCAAAGAATTGAAAAATTAACTTTTGAAGCAGATTTAAAACCTTTATTATTAACTAAAGAAATGGAGATAACAAATGATCAAAGTTCAAGTAGATAAAGTTTGGTTAGGGAAAGTAAGCGTAAGAGATTATATTTATAAAAAAGCATTAAGACAAAAAACTTCTTTAGGTATAACTCATGGAACTGAATATATGTTCATACCTTATGAAAAATTAAAATCTGCTAAATCTTATACAGATGAATCTTTCACAAGTAAGTTTAATGGCAAAAAATATAGACTTGTAGATTTTGATTGGAAGCCATATAAAGAAGATAATACAAAACAGGAGAAACTTTTATGAGTGGAGAAGATTTTTTAGATATTCCAAAAACTGATGAAACTCAACAAACAACACCTGAAGAATATTATTTTTCTAAATCAAAACAAGAATGGATTATGGTTTCTGATATGTCAGATATGCACGTCAGGAGAGCCTTTAAAAGATTGTTGAAAATGATTAGACTTGGTAGTTTAGTTGAACTTTCAGATTACACAGGAAGTAAAAATAATAGTGAATCTATTTTACAAGAAATAGAAAACATTGAAAACCACTGTGAAAAAATTAAAGATTCACTTAAAGACGATTAGTTATCTTGAATTTAAACTTAATAAAGAACTTGCACATCAAGATACTTTTGGAAAAGATGAAGCTATTAGAAAAGAGTACCAACAATATGTAGATAATATGGCTGAACTAAAAGAAGAACACTTTGAAGTTATAGATCGTAATAGACATAGACGACACGAAGAAATGAAAAAAAAAGATAAAGAAAGATTTGATAAGTTAAGAAGAATTGGCTGTATGGCTTGTGCTAAAAAAGGAATATTTAGTGAGCCTATAATACACCACATACGAAAACATACAGGCTTATCATTAAGGCCACCACACACAGAAACAATTCCTTTATGCCCTGAACATCATAATATGGGAAATGAATCTGTGCATTTAAATAAGAAAGTATTCATTAAGCTGTTCGGTACAGAAAATGAATTATTAGACGAAGCAAACGAAAAAATCAAACAACTAGAAAAGGAAAATATATTTTATGACAAAGGAAACGAATAAATTTCACGCATTACAATTATTTACAGATACATTTACTGCTGAAACAGTACATCTAACAAACGAGCAAGTAGGAATCTATATTAGATTATTATGTTTTGCTTGGACTAAAAATACCAAACCATTTACAACTGAATCAGCTTACAGAATATGTCAATGCAAGACTAAAGAATGTGAAAAAAAAGTTGATGATATTTTAGATGAATTTTTTCAAAAAATAGATAAAGAAATTGCTACTAATACAGATGAGGTATTAAATTGGACACATAAAAGATTAGTTCAGGAACACGCATATCTTTTAGATAAATATCAACGAAGATCAGAAGCTGGTAAAAAGGGTGGTCTAGCAAAAAGAGATAATGCTACAAGCAAAAACGTAGCACCTATACCTAGTCCTAGTCCTAGTCCTAATAATAATATATATGACGAAGACTTTGAACAACTTTGGACTTTATTGCATAAAAAAAGAGGCTCTAAATATAAAGCGTACCAAATTTGGCTGAAAAATTATGATATTATTAGCGTAATAACATCTGAAAAAACTGCTAAAATTTATAATAATTCAATTAAAGATATTGAGGATATTAAATTTATACCTCATTTTGCTACTTGGTTATCTCAAAGAAGATGGGAAACAGAAGATGATAATAATCCAATACCTGATTTAATTGATAGAATGGTCAATTTAGGTTATATCCATAATGGTCAAGATGGAAACTTTGAATTATTCGAAAAAGATGGTAAAAAATATAAGATGGATATATTCGATGAAAAACATCAAATTCAATTAGTTCAATGAAAAAAATAAATAGCGTTATAGTTAATAAACAGAAATACTATTTACATAAAATAGAATGGGTCGATATTTTTGGCGATGCTGGACATAGGAGTTATGATGGATTAGCGAATATGCAACCAGCGTCTAAAACAACATTTGCATTTATCTTCAAAAAGAGTAAAAAGTTTATACATACGTTTAGTACATATGATAATAATGAAGAAGAATTTTCAGATTGTAATGTTTTTCCTATCGGTGTAATAGTTTCAATGAATAGAATAGAAATATGAAATTAGAAGAAATAGATATTAATCTAATTAAACCATATAAAAACAATCCTAGAGAGATACCCATAGAATCTGTTAAAAAAGTAGCAGATTCAATTAAAGAGTTTGGAAATAACCAACCTATTGTAGTAGATAATGAAAATATTATTGTAGTTGGCCATACTAGATGGAAAGCGTTAAAACAATTAGGCAGAAGTAAGGCATATATTGTTAAAAAAAGTTTTACAGAAAATGAAGCTATGGCCTATCGTATTATGGATAATCGTAGTGGAGAGGGTTCAAAATGGGAAAAAGAACTTTTGAAAAACGAACTTAATATATTAAGAGATAAAGATTTTAACCTTGATTTGACAGGCCTTACTTTTGATGAAATAGAAAAATTTACAGATACAACACCTATATTTGAGCCTACTAACGATATTATAGCAGATATAAATACAGAAGAAATTACTGCACCTATATCAACAGTCAAAATGGTACAGCTATTTTTTAATGATGAAACAGAGAAAAAATTTAGGTCTATGGTTAAAGAATTACAACCTGAATATAATAAAGATAATATAACAGATACAGTATTTGCAATCGTAGAAAGAGAATTTAAAAATTATAAAAACGAAACAGCTAAATGAAAACGATTCACGTAAAACCTAAACTATCTGATGAAGAAATTAAAAAATTAGAGGGAAAATTTTTAGATGAATCTTATATAGACCATTTAATAAATGATGACACAATAGTTTATAACGAAAAGAACGAGCCTCTAGTAGTTTTTAGAAAAAACTGTATTCCTAGTAATCACATTAAACTTGCTTATCCTGTACTTAAAAAAGCCATAGGAAAGACTAGCAATCGTGGTAAAGCTGGTGGAGATCATAATTTTAAAGTTGGAGATGTAGTAGATGGTTCAGTTGTTGGTAAAGTATTAAGTGGTAATAGATTTGTACCTTTAAAAAGAGATGGAACTTTGTCTAATTCTCCTAAATCAAAAAATGTAGATTCTAGTATTATTGGTTATGCTGATAGATACCCTAGAATACCATATTGCAGACAAACAGCTTTCACAGAAAAAAATTTTGATATTTATAAAAACGCTTTACCTTATATACAAAGTATTTCTAAAGTATTTGAAGAAGCATTACCAGAAAGATGGGCTAATCAAAAGGCACAATGGGATAAAACAAGTAAAGATTTTAGAATACACGATACAGTATTTACAACTATAACAGTAAATAAGAATTTCCGTACAGCTTCACATTATGATAAAGGCGATTTAAAAGAGGGTTTCGGAAATTTAGCAGTATTACAAACAGGAGATTATACAGGTGGTTATACTGTCATTCCTAGATATGGAGTAGCAGTTGATGTTAGAACTTGCGATGTCGCATTGTTTGATGTTCACGAATTACATGGTAATACTGAAATTAAATCAAAACAACCTTATGAACGAATATCAGTTATTTGTTATTACAGAGAAAAAATGATTGATTGTGGAACAGCAGAGGAAGAACTTAATAGGATTAAAAATGCTCGATAATTTTATATACAGAAAAAATACAACTGACGAAAACGTAATGAAAGAAATATTAGATAAACAAGCATATAGAAAAAAGAAACTTAACTTTGGCATAAGTGAAGATGATGTATGGCTTGATGGGGGTGCTCATATTGGGATTTTTGGCTTATACGTAGCACAGAATAAAGGTAAAAAAGTTTATTGTTATGAGCCTGAAACAGAAAATTACCAAATATTACAAAAAAACGCCTCAACAATTAATTCAACTTATAACACACAAATAGAGTGCTTTAAGTACGCTATTAACCAAAATGGTGGTACACATCAATTTACTATCGCACCTAATACTTGGCGACATTCTCTAATGACACACTATAAGAAGAAACTACCAACAGTAGAAATAGAGTGTAAAAAAATTGATGACATATTATCGACATATTCTGACATAAATGCGATTAAGTTAGATATTGAGGGGTCTGAACTAGAGATATTTGATTACGAACACAATTTTGCCAACATTAATAAACTTGTATTCGAATATTCATTTACTAAAGATAGAAATATGGATAACTTCTTTAGACGTGCTGATATACTTTCAAAACATTTTCACGTGGATATTCAAAAAAGTTATTACAATCAAAAACATCAGGGTAAAGAGGGTTTTTGGGGTGGATTTATAGATTCTATTGTATATTGTGTAAGGAAGTAAAAAGGACATAATGGCAAGACCACTTAAAAAAGTTGATACAGAGGCTATCAAGAAATTAGCCCAATTACATTGTACTTTTGACGAGATTGCAGAGTTTTCAGGAGTTTCGACAAAGACATTACAACGTAATTATGTCCACCTTATAAAAAAGGGTCGAGAGATGGGCAAAATAAGTTTAAGACGTGCACAGTTCGAGAAAGCATTGGGTGGCAATGTTGTTATGCAGATATGGCTTGGAAAACAGCATTTAGACCAACGAGATAAAATAGAACAAACAACGTACAACGAGCCATTACCATTAATCATAGAAGCAAAGAATGTCACAGAAAAAAAAGGGTAATGTGTATGGGGCAGTTATTGTCTATTCTAAAACTTTCAAAGGTACGTCTATTGGCAGACGTCCTATAACTTCAACAATGAATAAAAACAAACGCAGACAAAGAAAGGCTAAATATCGTGGACAAGGAAAATAAAATAGGGGAAAATGTTAATCTTAAATTAAGATTAGAAAAAGATAAGATGAAAGAAGAATTAGAGTTAGTAAAAACTCAAAGAGATATTGCTTTAAGAAAATTAAACAAAGCATTAACAATAGCAAAAGATTTAAGAAAACTAATAGAAAATGGACATCAAACGAAGTAACTTTTATCCTAATGGAGAAATAATAGATTATTCTCTACCTCAATCTTTTAGAAAGAGTTTGTCTAAAGAGGTATGTGCCAATTGTGGGCTTTACAGTAATAAAAGATCGTTCTGTGGTAGGTGGGGCAGTAAAGGAGTTAAAGATACTTATGTTTGCCACGAATGGAGAAAAAGGTTTTTTAAGAGATAGTTTTGTGATATTTATGCCATATGGCTAAATACAGAGGACGTACAGTTAAGTTAAATAAAATCTCTAGAGGAGATGTTAAAAAATTTAAAGTTTTCGTGAAAGACAAGTCATCAGGCAGAATTAAGAAAATAAATTTTGGCTCTAAAGAAATGTCTATCAAGAAACATATACCAGCTAGAAAACGTAGCTTTATGGCTCGTATGGGTGGAGTTCTCAAAAAAGTAAGAGGCCAAAAGAATTTAAGTCCAGCTTATTGGAGTATTAGGTCTTGGAGATAATTATGGATAAGTTTTTTTATACAGTATTTGGTGCAATAGATAATATAATTGCTTGGATTGAAAGTAAATTTAAAAAGAAGAAAAAGAAATGAGAGATACAAAATTATTAGAATCTTTCCAAAAGAAAGTAGAAAAGAATCTGAAAGAGATGAATATATTTAAGAACTTAAAAAAAGAAGTAGAGCATGGTGCTAATGGTACACAGCAGTATGTAATTAAAAAAGGAATTAACAAAGGTAAGATTGCTAAATGAGGATTAATATGAATTATTATTTTACAGGTGGATTAATCATAGCTTTTGTTTTATTAACATTCTTGGTAGCACCATTATGAAAGTATCAGAAAACACATCAGTAGCAATGCCTATAAAAAATATGGTTGGTATAGTTATAGCAGTAGCAATGGGTGTATTTGCATATACAGAAGTTACAGCTAGACTTACATCATTAGAAACTTCAAGAGAATTATTTGAAAATGATTTGCTTAAAAAATCTGAACAAGTACCGACAGATCAAGAACAACATTTTCTTTTAGAAGACCTTTATAAGACAGTAGAGAAATTACAATCTACCCAAGAAATGAATATGACTAATAAAGTTAATATTGAGTTTTTATCTAAACAACTTGAAAAAGCGTTAGCTGACATTGAAGAACTAAAAGATAAAGTTAGAAAGAATGGTAGTCACTAATGATTGAAACAGTTGTTGCATTGTTAATGATAGTAAATAATGAAATTAAAGAACATAGAATACAAGTATCTATGAGTGAGTGTTTAAAAGGTAAGAGGATTGCATCGAGAAAGATAGATGACAATGTTGAGTATCAATGTATTAAATCTAAAGCAGAACTAGAAGATAACATTGATGGTAGTAAATCAATTAAAAAACTTATACTAGAATAATGAAATTTATTTTAGCATTTTCTATTTGTTCTGCAATCACAGGATATTGTAACAATACAATGACTATTGATAAACAATTTAACACTTGGACAGAGTGTGTTATAGGTGGAAGTAAATTAACTATTGCATATGCAGAGAAAATGGAAGAAAAAGTAAATAAGGATAAATTATATATTACTTATTTCTGTAATGAAAATATCGCTGACAAAACACCAACATAAGGTATCATCAAGCAAAGCTAGATTCAGAGTTCTTGTAAGTGGTCGTAGATTTGGTAAAACTTATTTATGTATTACTGAAATGATGAAGTACGCAACACAAGTTAATAAAAAGATTTGGTATGTTGCACCTACATTCAAAATGGCTAAAGAGATTGTTTGGTCTAAATTAAAAGAAATGTTATCAGAGTTTAATTGGATAGAAGATATTAATGAATCCAATATGACAATCACAATTAAAAAAACAGGCAGTAAAATATCATTAAAAGGTTGCGATGCTTACGATAGTTTAAGGGGTGTTGGATTAGACTTTTTAATATTAGACGAATTTGCTGACATTGATGAAAAAGCATGGACAGAAGTTTTGAGAGCGTCTATATCTGATACAGAGGGCGATGTATTAATGTGTGGTTCTCCAAAGGGTTATGGTAATTGGTCTTACCGTATGTATCTTAAAGGCCAAGATCAAGACAAAGAATGGGATAGCTTTCAATTCACTACCCTACAAGGTGGTATGGTTTCTAAAGATGAAATAGAACAAGCTAAACAAGATATTGATATAAGAACATTTAGACAGGAGTTTGAGGGAACATTTGAAAACTATGCTGGTAGTGTTTATTATAATTTCCACCCTGTTGAGAGTGTAGTAGATAAACAAATAGATTGGACTAAACCATTACATATTGGCATGGACTTTAACGTAGATCCAATGAGTGCTTGTGTAGGCCAAATAGAAAAAGATAAAATATTTTTTCTTGATGAAGTAATAATCTATTCTTCAAATACAGACGAAATGGTAGAGGAAATAAGAAATAGATATGGAACTAAACTACCTATATTCATTTACCCTGACCCAGCTTCAAGACAACGTAAGACATCTGCTGGTGGAAAGACAGATTTAAGTATATTGCAAAACGCTGGTTTCAAAGTTAAATGTAAATTGAAACACCCAGCAGTTAGAGATAGGATTAATGCTGTAAATAGCAAACTCAAAGATTCTAATGGTAATAGGCATATTTTTGTTTCCAAAACTTGCAAAACTATTGTAAAAGGATTACAAAGACAAATATACAAGGAGAATACAAATATTCCTGATAAGGAAGATGGCTTTGATCATATGAACGATGCAATAGGTTATATGGTAGATTATTTAAAACCACTTACTACACAGGCTGTTTTTTCTCGACCAACAAGATGGACTATGAAATAGTATGGCATACACAAGAGATCAAGCAATAGAAACTCACAAAGATTATTCAGAAACAATAAATAATTGGGAATATTATATTAGGTCTTATAATGGTGGTTACGATTATATGGTAGGACAATATCTATCAAGATATAATCTTGAATTAGATAATGAGTTTAATCAAAGACTTGCAAACACACCTTGCGATAATCATTGTAGAAATATTATTCAAATCTATTCTTCATTTTTATTTAGAGTAAGACCAAGTAGAGATTTTGCTAGTATGGAAGATGAAGCTAGTTTAGAATCATTCTTAAAAGACGCAGACCTAGATGGTAACAATTTAAACTCTGTAATTAAACACGCACAAAACTATGCTTCTATTTATGGCCATTGTTTTATGGTTTTAGATAAACCAAATATTCAAACAGAAACAAAAGCAGATGAACTAGCACAAGATATTAGACCTTATCTTTCACTTGTTACACCTGAAAATGTTTTAGATTGGAATTTTGAAAGACAACCTAATGGTAAGTATGAATTAAATTATCTTAAAATAAGAGAAGAAGTTGATAGAGATGGTGGGCAATATTTAAGAATGTGGTATCCTGATAAAATTGATACTGTCTATATGCCTAAAAGAGAAGAGCCTCGACTTATAGATACTGTACCAAATATGATTGGCAAAATACCAGCAGTTATTTTATACAATTCTAAATCTCACAAAAGAGGAATTGGTCAATCAGATTTAACAGATATTGCAGACTTACAAAAATCTATCTACAACGAATATTCTGAAATGGAACAATTAATTAGATTAACTAACCACCCATCATTAGTTAAAACTCCAAGCGTAAATGCAAGTGCTGGTGCTGGTGCAGTAATTGAAATGCCTGACGAAATGGAACCTAACTTAAAACCTTATTTATTACAGCCATCAGGTGCAAGTTTAACAGCAATTATGGATTCAATTAATAACAAAGTAGAATCTATAAACAGAATAGCACACACAGGGGCAGTAAGAACTACTAAAACACAAGTCTCGTCAGGAGTTGCACTACAAACTGAATTTGAATTACTTAATGCAAGACTATCTGAAAAAGCTGATAATTTACAATTAGCAGAAGAACAATTATTTAAACTATATGCTATGTTTCAAAATGTAGAATTTGATGGAGAGATTAATTATCCTGATTCATTTAACATTAGAGATTACGCAACTGATTTATTATTCTATCAACAAGCAAAAGCAGTAGGTGTTCAATCTCCAACATTATCAAAAGAAATAGATAAAGAGATTGCTAGAGCAGTTGTTGATGATGACCAAAAGTTAAATATTATTTTTGATGAGATAGATGTAAAATCTGAAGTAGGAGAATTTACACAAGACGAAGTACAGCAACAAGACGAAGAAGTAGAACAAGAAGAAATTTAATGAATGTCCGATATAGTCAAAGACGCTACACTTTACAGAATAAAGCAAATAGAACTTGCTGAAGCAGAATATTATAAAACTCTAGTTAAAACTTTAGATAAAATTGAAAGAGAAGTTATTTCACTTGTTAGTACTCTACCTTTAACTGATGGAAAGTTAGTTGAACTACAATCAGCTATTGCTATCAGGCCTCAAATCAAAGCTATTCTTGAAAGAGAATATTTAGCGTGGTCAGATACAGTTGTTAGAACAGGCTTTAATAAACAAGCAAAGAGAATTGAAAAAGCATTCAAAAGAATTGGCAATATTCCTTTAGCGTTCCAAGAAATTACAAAAGGAGATTTAGCATTAATACAAAATCTTAAACAACAATTCTTTACACAATTTAAAGACGTATCAAATACATTTACAAGAAAATTAGCAGAAAAGGTTTATACGAATACTTTAGTAGGCTCTAATTTTACTGTTTTAGAAAAAGAATTAAGACAAACAATTAATGGTATTTATGCAAGTGCAGATGATGTAGAAGCACAAAAACTAGTATCTTACATCAATAGAAATAAATTTAATAAATCTAAAAAAGCACAAGTTGATAAATCTATTCAAACTCTACAATCTAAATTTGCTAGAGATCGTGCTGGAGAAAACATGAAAAGATACGCTGGACAAATACTAAATGATTCTTTAAGAGATTTTGACGCTACTCTTAATTTTAATAAATCACAAGACGCTGGTCTAACATTTGTTAAATATTATGGGGATATTATACCAACTACTAGAAGAATTTGCAGAAATGTGATTAGTGGAGTATATAACAAGCGTAAAAATGGCCTTTTTACTATTGACGAAGTAAATAAACTTTGGTCTAGTACAAGGTGGAAAGGTAAAAAAAGTGGTAACCCTTTAATAGTTCGTGGGGGTTATAACTGCAGACACCAATGGAGTTATGTCAATCCTGATTGGTATGACGAAGCTGGAGAACTAATAATATAAATAGGAGACTTATGTCGCAAGAAACAGAGGTTGTTCAACCGAAAAATGAACAAGTAGAAAAAAAAGAAGAAGTAAAAACAGAAGCACCGAAACAGCAAACTTTCACACAAGACCAATTAGATAATATAATCAAAACTAGATTAGAGGCTGAAAAAACAAAAGCACAAAAAATGTTAGAAGAAGAAGCAAAGAAAAAAGAAGAACTTTTGAAAGAACAGCAACTTAAAGAAGCTAAATCAAAAGCAGAAATCGAAAAGATTATGCAAGAAAGATTATCTGAAAAAGAACAAGAACTTAACAGATACAAAGATCAAATTAGAAAAGAAAAGGTTGATAATTCTATTTTATCTATTGCTAACAAAGAACAATCTATTAATGCACAACAAGTTGTATCTTTATTGAAAAGTGAAATTAAATATAATGATGATGGTAGAATAGAAATAGTTGATAATAATTCTAATGTACGATATAACGCAAAAGGAGAACTATTAACTATTGAAGATCGAGTTAAAGAGTTTTTAGATGCTAACCCACATTTCCGTCAAGGGTCTAAGTCTGGTTCAGGAAGTCAGAGTAGTATCGGTGGTAATACTGTAAAACCCTTTTCATTACAGGACTTGGACTTAACAAAACCTGAAGATAAGAAAGCCTATGCAGAATATAGAGCAAAACGAGATTCAGGGGCTGTTAAGATTAATTTAAACAAATAAACTTAATAGGATAATAAAATGGCTAACGAAACAACGTCGTCAACGATATCAGAACTATACACTGAAATTGTTGCAGAAGCACAATTTGTAGCTTCAGAAAAATCCATTATGAGAAACCTAGTTAAAAACTATGCGATCTCTGGTGGTGGAAAAGCTGTTGAAGTTCCTGTCTATGCACAAGTAAGTGCGGCGGCAGTAGCAGATGCAACTGATCTAGCAAACACAGCAATCAACCCTACTTCTGTTACTATAACAGCAAGTGAAGTTGGTGTTATGACTACTCTAACTGATTTAGCAAGAAACTCTGCACCAAGAAATGTTGCAGCAGATATTGGTAAATTATTTGGGGAAGCACTTGCAAGAAAACAAGACGCAGATTTAACTGCATTGTTCGATGGCTTTAGTGTTGCAGCTGGAGATGGTTCAGCAGCAATTGCACCATCTGATATATTCAATGCTCTTTCAACTTTAAGAGCAGCTGCTTTATCAGCTAACGAGTGTGCAGTTGTACTACACCCTAAAATCGCTTACGATCTAAAAAAAGGCTTAACTAATACTTTTGCTGGTTTAGATACTGAAACTTCTAACGAAGCATTAAGAAGTGGTTTTGTAGGTACACTTGCTGGTTTAAGAATATTTGAAACATCAAATATGTCTAACACTGGTAATGCTGGAGATTACAAAGGTGGTGCGTTCCATAAAGACGCATTAGCAATCGCTATGATGCAAGATGTTAAAATCGAAACTCAAAGAGATGCGAGTTTAAGAGCAGACGAAATCGTTGCTACATCAGTTTATGGTGTGGGCGAAATCCATGACTCTTATGGTGTTGAATTACACTACGATTCATCTATCCAATAATAGGATACTTTGTGAGGGGGAGAAATCCCCCTTACATCAAACCAAATAGGAGAATAAAATGGTTAAATTAGTATTATCAAATGAAAAAATGATTACCCTAACAAGAGGTAATAAAACAATTACTAGAAGTGAATTAGATTACGAAACAAATAAATCTATGTATGATTTTAGAGGTTTTAAAGTTGCGTCAGATGATGTAAAAGAAAATATTAAAGAAGTAGATCAGACTTTTGAAAACGAAACAAAAGTAATACCTCTTAAAAAGAAAAGAAAAACAAGGAAAAAGAAATGAATCAATGGTTATGGCTTAAAGGCAAAAAGAAAGTTAAATGGATTTGGATAAAGGCTAAAACTAATCCAATGTATTCAATCCCTTTAGCTTTATTAATTGTTTATTTAATTTGGAAGTAATTTATGGCTAATTATACTGGTGCTGATGTTATTGTTGCTGCTGATGTTACAAAGTATCAACCTGATGCTTTTGGTTTTGGTATTGCTTCAGGAGATACAGAAACAGTTAATTTCTTTGCACAAACTACTAATGATATTTTAAGACAATTAAGAATTGAATGGTGGCCTGTATATAAAACAAATATATTTACAGATATTACAGTTTTAAACACAGCAGAAATGGTTAATACAAAAGTTAATTTAGATCAGTTTGAAAGAGCTGGTGTTTATCTATTTCTTGGTAGATTCTTTTTACCAGCATTAACTAAATTCAGACCAGAAACAGAAAAAGACAGATTTGAAAGAATGGCAGAATATTATATGAGCCAATACAATATCGAATGGAGAATGATATTAGAAGATGGTGT